CGATTCAGCAAGCAAGTCTGACGTTGGACTCGGTAACGTAGACAACACGAGCGACGCAAATAAGCCGGTCAGCACGGCCACACAAACGGCGTTGGATTTAAAGGCGGACATTACATCTGTACCGACAGAGTTAGACGATTTAAATGACGTTCAAATTATCGGAACACCGACACTTGGGCAGGCTTTGGTATATGGTGCGGGTAAGTGGCTACCGGGTGCAGCAGGTGCGACGGAATTAGGCGACCTAGACGACGTAAACACAACCGGCGCGGGTGTTGGTTCTTTACTCACTTACAACGGTGCATCGTGGGATATATCCGGTTCACAATTACCGACGGATGATATTTATTTCCATCAGCGGTATGAAACCGAATCCGAGGCACTTAGAACGGGAGCAACGGCAACAACGGAACTGTATTTCACGTGTACGGCTCAAGGTAACGGACTAGCGGAAAGCGCGAGTAGCGACACCCCGACAGCGGGCAAGATTATCAAAAGGAAAATCTACTATTCCGATGAGGGTTTTGCGGATCCCGACACGGGCACATGGGTTGAGTTCACACCGGCTCCCGCAGATGATGCGTCTTTTGCTACGGTAAAGGCGGCACTACTTGAATATCTCAAAGCGAGGACGGGCGGAACTGTACCGATTAGCCTCAAACAGACATGGGAGGAGGTAGCAGCAGCACCCGCATTCACGGGCTTGTTAAACGAAACATATGGAAGCGGAGCAGAGGCGGCATATTCAACGCGAAGGCTCAACGGCAATGTAACCGACTGCATGGTGATTCGCAGGGCATCGGATAGCACGACCACAACGATAGGATTCGACGCTTCAGGCAACATCGACGAGGCAGCGATTGAAACGTTCTGCACGGGCACGACTTGCACGGTGTATCAATGGCTTGACCAATCAGGAAACGGAAACACAGCGACCGCGGCGGCATCAGGTAATGAGCCGACGATTTACACGGGGGGCGCGTTGGTGAAGGAGGGAGGAAAGGTGGCGTTAGACTTTGATGGGAGCAACGACGCGTTATTAAGCGGTACGTTTTCTTCAATTCCTCAACCTGTAACGTGGTACGCGTTAGGCGCTAAAAATCCAAGCAGCACAGGCATTCAGGGTTTTTTTAGAACAAGCGCAACGGAACACGCTTTGAGTCCAGGAGGAGTTGTAGGTAGCTCAACTTTTTATGCAGGTGCTAGCATTGGAGTGGGGGTTCCATTAGCCAGAGGTTACCGTCATTTAAATACTGCAACCGCAAACGGCTCAAGTTCTTCTGTTTACGTAAACGGTTCAACCTACATAACAGGCAATGCAGGAACGAATCCAGTTAGTGGAGTATTGCAAATTAGCAGAACCCAAAGTGGTCGATACTGGAACGGAACTCAGCAAGAGTTGATTTTGTTCAGCAAATCCACCGACCGCACCGACATCGAAGAAAACATAGGCGACTATTACACCCAAAACACGCCACTGCTCGACACGTACACGGGAGCAGCAGCCGCGTACTCTTTGAGGCTTTTGGACTCGAGCTATGTTGGTTCAGCTATCCGCGTCCGTAGGTCGTCAGACAACACCGAGCAAGATATAGGATTCAACGTATTCGGTGAACTCGATACCGTTTCGCTTTTGGATTTCGCAGGTACGGGAGATGCGTTCGTAAAGACTTGGTATGACCAAAGCGGCAACAGCAACGACGCGACGCAGACGGCTACGGGTTCACAACCTCAAATCGTTTCAAGCGGTGCGGTGATAGTGGAAAACGGGAAGCCTGCGGTGGAGTTTGATGGAACGGATGACGCACTTTTAACGGGTGTCGACCTTCTGATTCGAGGCACGTTTTCAGTTGCAACAGCAACAGGGACGGGGTGCGTGTTTGGTTCTGAAACAGGGAATAGCGAATTTCTAAGAAGTCAAAGCAGCACCAGCTATCAATTGCGCAACAATGTCAATCTACCCTTTTCGACTGATACGACAGTGCAATCTTTGGTCTATGCAGCAAACGATTCCACAAGTGAATTGGCAGTTAATGGAGCGACTGCCGTTACCGACGCAACTTTACAAACAGACGCGTTTGATTCGCTTGCATTAGGGCGAAGAAATACAGGCGTATTTTTAAACGGTAACCTTCAGGAGGTTGTGATTTACGAAACGAACAAATCCAGCGTCCGCACAAACATTGAAACCAACATTGCAACCTTCTACGACATAACAATATGAACGGCTATATCATCGTACTCCCTGAAGGCGTTTTGTCAAGCGAGCAACGCGCGGAAAGAATCAGCCGCGAACTATACTGCGTGACCGCACCACTTGCAACACAAGAACCCTATCAACACGATGGGAAGGTGTTCGGCATGGTAAAGCATCCTGACGGGGTGCAGTTCGCTTTACAAGTGGATACCGAATACAACATACCCGTGAGTCCATTGGCTACGTTAGAACGTCTTATTTCGCTTATGACGGAACTTACAGAAATCGAAGTACGTGAATTGTCTTCCTACGTTCTCAACTCGCAATCGTTCCCGTTTGGGGCTATCGTTCCAAGTACGACGACGGTGAGGACATACGAGGAAATGGTCGAGCTAGGTTGGTTTCCTGAAGATCCCGAACTATGAGCGAACTCAATAAAGTCCTTCTAGCGTTCTCCGATGATATCGTCAAGAGCGCAAAGCGTCATCTCGGTGGTCGCAAGATTGGAAAGAATAAGAACTACGGAGTCGCTTCGGGTCAGCTCAAGCGGTCGCTATCCTATAAGATTCGAGTACGTGGAAACGATATCCGAGAAGTCACCTTCGGAGCTAAAGGGAAGGCGGCGAAATACGCTCCTTTCATTCACTTCGGAGTAAACGGAACACAGAAGAACCAGAAGTCACCCTTCACGTATAGGAAGCAACCTCCTTCTTCTGTCTTTGTCAAGTGGATAAAGCAGAAAGGAATCAAGCTCAGAGATGAGAAGGGACGCTTCAAGAAACAAAGCGAGAGCAACATCAAATCCGCAGCGTTTTTAATAGCTCGCTCGGTAAAGAAACGCGGGATCGTTGGTCTTCGGTTCTACGAGAAAGCCTATGCAGCGGTGTCGAAGCGATATGAAGCCAAATTCGGGGATGCCGTAGCTGAGGATATAGCGGGCAAATTGAAAGCAAAACTAGGAAACATTACAATCACGAACTGATGGCTGAATTTAATCAAATCCCGTCGGGTCTATGGAAACCCGCAGGACAGAAGCTCATCTTTGATATGGTTGAGCAAGGCACGGTGACCGATGCGTACCGCTATGTCATTACCGTGCTTGAAAACGCCGTGCAAATTGGAAAGTTTTACATCACTCCTAACGTACTCGACACCGGTGTCTTTGACTTAGGAGAAGTTGTTCGCGGACGGGTAGCGGTAGACCCTCGAAAGTACGGATTGACAAACGTCATCCACTCGCTCAACAACAAGGCTTTCACGAAGTCCAACGGCAATGTAAACAAGTACACGGTTGAGCTTCGATATTGGGACGGCTCTACTGAATCATCTCTTGAGGACTCCGCAAATATTTGGCTGATTGACGGATACGAGCAGATAAGTGCGGGACTAGACCCCTCGTTCGCGGATTATTATGGAACGGCTTCGACAAAGAAGTTTTGGCTGACCGATAGAGAACCTGAGAGCGATATCATTCACATCACAGCGGGTATTGAAGATACGGGGGTTTTGACCTTTATAAATACCGACGATACGGGATCTCTTGTGGAGGATATTCTCATCAATATATACTCAGCGGACGGAACTACAACCGACACGCTTGGGTATACCATAAACCCGACCAACGGAGGATTCACGCCCGGTGCATCCGCGACGACGTATTACTACGGAACGGTGTTGTACGGTTCTTTCTTCCCGGCCTCTCTATTAGCTCTTACAAACGCACTAAACAACATCAGCGGCGGTTGGCTTTATTACGAGGTTATCCCGATGGGGTCATCTTTGCAGAAGGGAAACAAATACCGATTTACAAACAATTGCCGACCCGTTAAAAATGCAGCCGTTCAGCTTGCTTGGGCAAATACACGGGGCGGATGGGATTACCTCCGTTTCGATGGTCGGAAGCTCAAGACGGTAACACGCGAAGAGAAGACATACAGAAAGCAAATCGGAGACTATAGCGCGGCTGGATTCAACTTCGGGGCAACGGATAGAGAAATCACACCGTACCAAGTCGAGGCTAAAGAGATGTATCAACTCAATGGCATTTTGACCTCTGAGGAATACGATCTATTTCAGTATTGTTTCCGTTCAAAAAATATCATGGCACGTATCGATGGCTTTTGGGTTCCCGTGACCTTGAAAGAGTCCTCTCTACAAGTGGAATCCGATACAACGTCGAAGGTTTATATCGCTACAATTAACGTCGAACTCGCACAACTTATCCGATGCTAAGACTCACCCTCGCAGACAACGATATCGAACTGTATCAAAACGAGCCGGTTAACCTCTCGTATCAATTCAGCGACCTCCAAAAAATCAACTCTGCGGCTTCGAGTTTCTCGAAGACTTTCCGTGTACCTCTGACCAAAAAGAATCAGGACTACTTCGGCGCGGTTAACGAGTTTGGTCTTATTACCACTTGGGATCCAAAAATCAAGGTTGAAGCGGAACTTTCGTACAATACGATTCCCGTCATGCGGGGCTTTGCACAAGTTAAGAACGTATACATCCAGAAGGGAAAGTATGCCGACGTTGAGCTCGTGGTATTTGGGGAGACGGCTAACCTCTCGCGGGATATCGGAAATGCTATGCTCACAGATGCGGACTTATCGAGCTATACAGAAACCATAAATTACACCAATGTTTTAGCCACTTGGACGGGTTCGGATTTACCCGTTCGTTTTGGTATCGTTGATAGGGGTCAAAATTGGAGTGGTTCTGATGTTTGGTCAACGACTGCAAACGGAGTTTTTACATATGAAGTCACGGGTTTCCTGCGCGTTAAAGAAATGCTGACGGCCATATTAACGGGCGCCGGATACACCTTCGATTCCACCTTTATTGATAGCGAACGTGATTTGTATCTCATGTGCAACGCGGGAGGTGAAATAAATCAAACAGTAACCGCAGAAGAACAAGCTTTGTTTCATGTGGGATTGGGTTCTAACCTTACCGTGACGGGCACGGGGTGGCAGACAATCACAGCGTTTGTCGAAGGAGGCGCTTTCTTTGATAATGGCAGCAATGTCTCTAGCGGAGTTTTTACAGCTCCGTTCGATGGGTTGTATCAATTTAAGGTCAGGGTCAAGATAGACACCTTGCCAACAAACCATGAGTTTCACATTTCTTTGTTTATCAATGGCCTTGAATACGCTACTGTTTTAGAAGGCGAGCCATCGGAATTACAGACGTTTGCCGGATATATATTATTTACTCCAGGTATACAAATGGATTCAGGAGACACGGCAGACGTCAGGTTTCATTTTCACACGGGGAGCGATACAGCAATTCTTGAAGGCACGGGGTTAATAAGTTTCCCCACAACATCATTTGAGTTATATAATACGGCTTTAGCGGGAACGGCTTGGACAGCAAATGCCAATATGCCCGTTATGAAACAAATCGACTTTGTTTCAGGACTTCAGAAGATGTTTAACCTCGTGTTCATCCCAGACCGAAACAACTCCAAGCACCTCTACATCGAACCGCTTGGGGATTACCTCGCATCGGGAGACAAGATAGATTGGACAAATAAGATTGACCTTTCCAAAGATATCCAAGTCGAGCCGACAACAGACCTGCAAGCGAGGCAATACGAATGGAAAATGTCTGAGGGAAAGGATTTTGTCAACAGCTTAGTTCAAAAGAACGCGGGCAGAGTATATGGGCGGTATAGGGTGGACGATCCTTTGAACGACTTTGCTTCTGGCGATAACACCATAAAAGCACCTTTCGCTCCTTTCGTCACTTCGTTCGTTCCCGATACTGATTTTATCATTCATCGGATGGTAGTTGATACCACAGACCAAGACAAATCAATCAAAGACCCTCGACCCCGTCTTGCTTATTGGAATGGATACAACAATTCGGGTGACTGGTATTACTCAAATCAAGCGCTTTCAAAGTTCCCTGAATTTAGTGAATACAGTGAAGATAGAACAACAATCGGGCTCAATGATAAATCTTTGCTATACGGAACGGAGCGCCCATTCAGAAGCTTGCTAGTTAGCCCATTAAACACGCTGTACTATAAATACTGGAGGCCTTGGGTCAATGAGTTGTATTCTTCCGATGCTCGAAAGCTAACAGCTTACTTCACGCTCACAAGAAGCGAATTAGCCAATGTTGAGTTTTCGGATAAGATATTTATAAAGGACACGTATTGGAGGATTCTATCAATTTCTTATGACGCAACAACTACAGATCTCGTGAAGGTGGAAATGTTAAAAATACTCGGAGATATTCGGGATTGCGTTTGGTTGCCGTATTCAGTAGAGAAAACTGGCCAGCTATCTTTTCAAAACACAACCGGAACAATTTCATCAAGCGTACCTCAAAACTGCTGCGAGAGATACGGATATCAATTTGTTTCACGAAATGGTGGGGTTGATGTTTCGGAATGTTGGCAAAACTCACCGCAATGAGGAATTTAGACAATCACCGTTATATAGGAGAGGCCATTCAATTGCTACAAAACAAAGGGGAGAAGGTTCATGTCCCGCTTTGGTTCAAGGTTCTTGATTGGGTTGTCGCTATTCTCTTTGTTTCCGCTTATCTCTTCGCTGCATTTAAACTCATCCAATGGCTGCTTCTCAAGATATTCTCTTAACGTACAAAACGGACACGGGAGAGGTTACCAAGTCACTTGACGAAATCGTTTCGGGGCTTGAGGGCGTAGATAATAAAATCGAGGAAACTGCCCAAAGCACGAAAAAGGTTGAGGCGGGTTTAAAAGCGACGGGCAAAGCGGGGTCGATTGGGTTCAACGCTATCGGAGGAGCTATCAAAGCGACGGGCATTGGTTTGCTTGTCGGTATTGTAGCCAAACTGATTGAAAAATTCACAGAGAACAAGAAAGTCGCGGAAGCTCTGGAGGTTGTCTTTGCGGGAATTGGTGCGGTTATCAATACGCTTTTTGAAGTTGTTGAGCCGTTGGGAGACGCTTTGATAAATGCCTTCAATAACCCGGTGGAGACGCTGAAGAACTTTGGTAAAATTATCAAGGAGAACATCATCAACCGCTTCGAGGGTATTTTGGAGTTTCTACCTGCTATCGGCAAAGCAATCAGTCTTGTATTCAAAGGTGAATTCGCGGAAGCTGGAAAGGTAGCCGCAGACGCAGCGGGAAAAATGGTTCTTGGAGTTGAGAACGTGACGGATAAAATAGCGGCGGCAGGTGAAGCCATCGGCAAATTTGCAACCGATTTCGTGGATTCTACAAAGACCGCAATCAGCTCTTCGAATGACCTTGTAAAAGCGCAGCAAAGACTTCGGGATCAACAGCGCGACTTGAATGTTGAGTACGCTCAAGCACGGGCAGAGATAGAACAACTCAAACAGAAGAGAGACGACGAAAGACTCTCGATTGAGGAGCGCGTTGAAGCGGCTCAAAGGGCTTCAGATTTAGATCAAGAGTTCGCCGACAAAAGAGAAGCCATTGCCAACCGGGAGGTCGCTTTAGTTCAAAGAGAAATCGAGATGCAAGGCGAGACGGTCGAAAGACTAGACCGACTTGCAGAGGCACGTATTGCAGCGGCTGAAGCTGCGGAGTCAAGTGCGGCTGTGCAGACGGAGTTGATGACCTCTATCATAGGGCTTCAAAATGAGCAGATAGCAAAGCAAGAAGAACTCAACGCGCTTAGTGAGGAGCAAATCAACGATGTTATAAGTCGACAATCCCAAATCGATGAGATAGTTGAGGCGGGTCAAAACAGAGAGATTCAGAAGGTAAAGGATAAGTATCTCGCCCTTCAAGAGGAGGCACGGCTGAACGGTCAAATCTTAGTCGGTGTTGAGGAAGCACAAAGAATAGAACTTGAAGCAATCAATTCAAAGTATGATGATATTGATAAGGCGAATGCAAAAGCCGTCTTTGATGCACGAATTCAAATTGCTGCAAATACACTAGGAGCGTTATCCGCTTTAAACGAGGCGTTTTCGGGTCACTCTGAGAAGCAACGAAAGAAATCATTCCAACGAAACAAAGCTCTTGGACTTGTTTCCGCTATTATCAGCACCGCCGGAGCGGTTGCCGGGGCACTCGACCCCGCAAAAAATGGAGGTCTGGCTGGACTTGCTGCAATACCGGGAGCACTTTTAGCAGGAATAATGGGAGGCGTGCAAATCGCAACCATTGCAAAGAGCCGTTTTAAGAGTGCAGGGTCACCCCCTCCCGCACCGTCAGGAGGTGGAGGAGGAGCCGCAGGGCTACCAACACCAACAGCCCCACAGCTCGACCTCTCCTTCTTAGGAGGTGAAGCTGGGCAGGATGGATTCAGAACGTACGTCATCGCTTCAGAGGTTTCTAACTCTCAGCAAGCCAATCAAAAAATTAACGACCAAGCAGCACTAGTAGGATGAACATAATTGAACTAATAATTGATGAAGAAGCGGAACTCTACGGGGTCGACGCTTTGTCATTAGTAGAACACCCCGCCATTGAGAGCGATTGGGTAGCGATGAAGTCTCAAGAGTTTACTTTCAAAACTCAGGACGAAGAGAAACGCATCGTAATGGGTGCGGCTCTCATTCCCGACAAACCCATCTACCGCAAAACCGACGAAGAGGAGTATTACGTGTACTTCTCCAAGAAGACCGTGCGACGGGCTATGGAGTTATACTTCAAAAACGGCAATCAAGCCAACGCCACCCTTGAGCACGAACACGCTATCAACGGCTTGCACCTTGTCGAGAGTTGGATCGTCGAAGGAGAGCAGGACAAAAGCCGTATTTACGGACTTGATGTCCCGGTCGGCACTTGGATGGTTTCTATGAAGGTAGAGAACGACGCTATTTGGGAAAAGTTTGTGAAGGAGGGCAGCGTCAAAGGCTTCTCGATAGAGGGGTATTTCGCAAACAAGTTTGAACTCTCTCAACAGAAACCCATCACAAGCGATTTAGAGCTTCTTACAGACATCGAAAAGGAACTAGCGATAGATTACCTAAAAAATCGCATTACGAGTAAGGATTGACCCCTTTAAATCGTTATTAATACAAATCCCAGAAGATGAATCTAAAAGAACGCATCTCCGACCTCTTCGAAAAGTACAGCGTAGAACTCGCTGTCGAAGAAAAGGAGGAACAAGTTTCGCTGATGGCTACGGCCGTCTTAGAAAGCGGACAAGAAATCATGACAGACGCAGACGCATTCGCTGTCGGTGTCGCTGTTTTCGTTACTAACGACGAGAACGAACGCATCCCTCTTCCAGATGGAGACTATCAACTCGAAGACGGATCTTTGCTCGTCGTCGCTGAAGGTAATGTCTCTGAGATAAAAGACGCTGAAGCTCCCGCTGAAGAAGTGGTTGAAGAAGAAGTCGAAGAAGTAGAGGCATCTTCTGAGGTGTTGACTCGTGACGCTGTTGCCTCAATGATTGCTGACGCAGTCTCTGAAGCCAAAAAAGAATTCTCTTCTCAGATTGAGGAACGTGACAACAAGATCACCGAACTCAGCAAACAAACCACCAAGACAATCTCTCGTGCTCCCAAAATGGAAGTGGCGCAGCCTGTCGACCTTTCAAAGTTATCAATCACGGAGCGCGTTGCCGCAATCCACAATCAATTCTCAAAATAATGGCTAACGCTAATATTACTCATCCAGGCACTTATGCCGGAGAAGCGGCTCGTCCCTACGTTGCCGCAGCGGTTTTATCCGCTGACACAATTGCGAACGGATATATTTCTGTTCTTGAAAACGTACGCTCGAAAGCGGTTCTTCGAAAGTTTTCCGGTACAGTGCTTGCCGCTGCTACTTGTGAATTTACGGGTTCAGGCTCTTTGACTTTAGGCGAAGCTGTTTTGGCTACTAACTCGCTCCAAGTAAACGAGCAAGTTTGTAATGATGACCTTCGTCAAACTTGGGAGGCAATGCAGATGCGAGGACAATCCTCAGCAGCTCCTGCTGACTTTACCACATACGTCGCTCAATACGTAGCTGCGAAAGTTGCTGAAGGTGTAGAGCATAACATTTGGGCGGGTAACTTCGTGAACGATACCGCAGCGACTCCAGCATACGCGAGCTTTAACGGAATTTTGAAGAACATCGTAGACGGCGCACCCGACCGTGAGACTGTGGACACTTTACCTCTGGCCGCTGCAACCGTTGGTTCTACCTCAACCGGTATTCTTGACGCTTTAGCACTTATCACCGGAGGCGGAGAAGGCGCACCTTCAACGATTGCCGGAGATGCAAACACAAAGATTTTCATGAGCCGCGGTTCTGCTCAGTTGTACTATCAAGCTTTGGCTGCTACATACGACCTGCCTTTCTTGAATGACGGTTTGGTTGCTCGTTATGCAGGCTACGATATCATTACCCCGGGCGGATTCCCTGATAATGCGTTGCTCATTTCCAAGATTGACAACTTGTACTTCGGTACGGACTTGTTGACGGATCACATCCAAGCTTCTGTTTTGGATTTGACGGGTGTAACGGGAGACGATGTGACTCGTGTGATCATAAAGTTCTCAGGCGGTACTCAAATCGTTGACTTGGACGGTTTAGCTGTATGGCGACAAGAGTTTACGACACCCTAATTAATCGGGGAGGGGCTTAAATCCCTCCCCTTAATTCCTCTATCATATGGCTTGTACATTAACAATCAACGGCAGGGCGTTTCCCTGCAAAGACAAAATAGGAGGAATCAAGCGCGTTTGGATTAAGCAATTCGACGCGACTGATTGGGGGACTATTACGGCGGGTGTAGTTGCTGCGGGAACTGCGATCACCGTCTTCGGTTTCGAACTCACAAAGAACTCAGGTTCATTTCAACAAGCGGTAACCGCTTCAGTGGAGAACGGAGTTGTTTTCTATTCTCAAGTTCTTGAGATGACTCTGCCAAACCTCATTGCAGCGGACAACGTAGAAGTTGCCGATTTGCTCAAGGGGCGTTTGACAATCATCGTTCAAGATGTCAATGACAATTACTTTGCGATGGGTAACACTCAAGGAGCTGAAGCCTCTGGAGGTACTATCGGAACGGGAACAGCAAAAGGAGACCTCAACGGCTATCAATTGCAGTTCACCGCCGAAGAAGCTATCCCTGCTCCGTTTGTTGCATCTGACGACGCGAATATTACGTTTACGGCAGGAGTTACTCCTTGATTCTGTTTTTTTGGTTAGGTTCAAAGGAGGGGGAGGGCATTACGTCCTCCCTCTTTTAGTTTAAAACGATATGATACATCTCAATCCCAACTCAGCCACCGAGCAGACTATTTATCTCACTCTTCAGGAGATGAAGAAAGACTTCGATACGTTCGCCAATTATCTCGTACTTTTCCAGAGCATGGCAAGCCGCGAAGATTACTATTTCATTGGAGATGTCTCAACAGACAATCCGAGGTACACCGCGCTCTCTATTTTCACCAACGTCGACGATCCTTTGAACGGGGATATCCTCTTAGAGGAAACGGGTCAATACTTCTATAAAGTTTGGGGGCAGAACTCAACGACTAACTTAGACCCAACCGACACAAATGTTGTCGCACTCATCGAAGAAGGGACTCTCGATGTAACGGGAGCAGTTGGATACAACATCCCAACTATCGACGTTCCCGATAACGTTATTTACTATCAGTAATGGACATACTAAAACTCAGCCAATATCAGGAGAGGAGCTACGCAGAAAGCGCAAACTCAAAAGGTTTCGTGAACTACGGGGACGATAACCTCTTCCCGCAGTACCTCATCGACCTCTTCCACTCTTCGTCTACTCATAACGCTTTAACGACTACCATTGCAACGATGGTCTTCGGAGAGGGTTTTGATGCTACGACTTTGGACGGTCGTTTGGCATTCGACCAATGGAATCTAAACGATGAGCTTCGCAAGGCTTGCGTTGACTTTCAGATTCAAGGCGGCTTCGCTTTGGAGGTGAATTGGTCACTCGACAGAACGACCATTGCAAACGTCTCGCACCTTCCTTTTGAGAATATCCGTTCGGGCTTTGTAAACGAAGACGAAAAGGTGGATTACTACTACTATTCCAAAGACTGGAGCAGTAAGAAAGAGGAGGTCGAAGAGATTTGCACCTTCGACCCTGAAAGAAAACTAGACCACCCGACGCAGATATTTTACGTAAAGCCGTTTTCACCCGGTTCTTTCTACTATCCCAAGCCATGCTACACGGGTTCAATTGACTACATAGAGCTTGATAAGGAGATAGGCAAGTATCACATCAACAATATCAAGAACGGGATGTCCCCGTCTTTCTCTATCCACTTCAAGAACGGTATCCCACCACAAGAGGAGAGAAACCGAATCCGAATGGATATCGAGCGACAGATGTCCGGGGCAAGCAACGCGGGAAAGTTTATCGTCACGTATTCCGACGATCCCGAAAGGAAGCCAGACTTTGAGCCGTTCCAATTGTCCGACGCTCACAATCAATATCAATTCCTCTCGGAAGAGGTAACCGCGAAGATTATGGTCGGACATAGAGTGACGAACCCGCAGATGTTCGGGGTTGCTGTACCGGGAAAGCTCGGAGGCGGTGGAGAGCTTGCAGAATCTGCGGAGCTATTCGAGCAAAACGTAGTAAGACCAAACCGACGGATAGTCGAGGAGACCGTTCAAACACTTTTACGGGCTGCGGGCTTGGATTCCGCCGTTCTTGAGTTGAGCAGTCAAGAGGATGAAGTCAACCTCGATGCATCATGGGAACACCTCGACGCATTAGGAGAGGATATGGGCGATGATTGGGAGCTGATTGACGAAAGCCCCGTTGATTATGAAACGGAGGCCGTTAAGGACGCTCTATGGGCGTTTGCAAGCGTTCCCTCGTCCAATCCCAACGGCAAGAGCGAGCAGGACACCGAAATTATAAAGGTGCGGTACGTGTATTCTCCCAAATCGGTGCAAGATGACTCACGCTCTTTCTGTAAGAAGATGGTTGCAGCGAGTAAAGTCTACCGAAAAGAAGACATAGAAGCGGCATCTCTTAGAGCAGTCAACCCAGGACTCGGAGAAGGCGGGTCAAATACCTATGATTTGTTTCTCTACAAAGGAGGCGCACGATGTCACCATTTTTGGTCTCGTCAAACGTACCTGAAGAAGACAAATAAGAAGATATCAGTCAACCAAGCGAAGAAACTGATACGAGAAGCGGGGGTAGATGCTAAAAGATTGCCCACAAACTCGCCCAAAGTCGCACAACGTCCCATCGATATGCCCAATGAAGGCTTCGTAAACCCCCGATAATGGCACTACAAGCAGAAGTTCTTTTCGTGAATCCCGATTATATCAAGCGGATCACTAATATCAACGCGAGTGTAGAAGACTCTTACCTCGTTCCGTCCGTTATTTTGGCTCAAGACAAGTATATCCAGCTCTATTTAGGAACGGATTTACTCGAAAAGCTGAAGACAGAGGTCACTCAAGTAGGCGGGCCTACCGGAAATTACGCTCTTTTACTCGATAACTACGTCCGAAAGGCCACGCTTTGGTGGACAATGGTTGACCTCATGCCGTCGCTGTACGTAAAGATTGACAACGGAGGACTTGCCATCCGAGTATCTGAGG